AAAAATACAAATATCAATATTAAAAATATTTTAAACCAGTATAATAATTATAATTTATTATTATTTTATAATTTAGATTATAATGAAATTAATAATATAAAAAAATTTTTTTCTATTTAATTAATTAGTATAAATGGCAGTTAAAAATCAATATTATGATACTACAACAATTATATTAATTGGCTTACTAGTATTATTATTAGTTTTTTCAATTCCGCTTTTTATGAATAATTCGAAAATTAATAATATAACACGTGATTTAGATATTTTGGAAACTTTTTCAAATTGTAAAGAGCATTTTAAGAAAAAAGAACATTTTACAGCTAAAAAAACGAAACATCATTCACACGACAAAAAAGACCATTTAAAAAAAAAAATTGAAAAATTCAATGATGGTGAACCTAAATTAGAATTATATACTATGAATGGTTGTGGACACTGTATTAATTTTAAAACAACTTGGGGAAAAATAGAAACACATCCAGAATTAGGTAAATTTGCTATCGAAATTGGTCCAAACAATCCGGAATATAATAATTTATGTAAAACACATAATATTAGAGGATTCCCTCATATACAATTAACTAAAAATGGTATGAAAATATCTGAGTATAAGGGTCCAAGAACAGTTATAGATATTTATAATTGGTTTAAAGAAAATATATAATTTGTTTTTTTTATAATTTAATAAATATATACTTATATTAAATGGATAATAAATGTTATAATTTTGAAACTACAAATTATTTAAGTGGTATATTTGATAAATCAATAGATGCGACTTATGTAATATTTTTAGATGGAAACGAAAAAAGAAAGTTAAATATTGAAAATCAACTTAAAAAATATATTCCTACTAAAACAGTGCATATTCTAGTTAATAAAGGATGGAAAAAATGTAATAAAGATAAATATATTACAAATACTGCAAAAGATTTAGTTGATTGTAATATTACATGTTTTAATCATGCAAATAAAAATAATTATAATAATATTTTAGTATTGGAAGATGATTTTGTATTTAATAAAATAGATAATGATGATATTACAATTATTAACAACTTTTTAAAAAAAAATATAAACAATAAAATTTCATTTTATTTAGGTACTATTCCTTTTATATTTTTGCCTTATAATACATGTATTTATAGAGGAATTTTAAATATATATACACATTCGGTAATATATACAAAACAATTAAGAAATAATATATTAAAATATAATTATAAAAAAATAAATTGCTGGGATTTGTTTCAAAATTATTATAATTTTAACAAATATTATTATTATAAACCATTATGCTTTCAAACAATTGAGGAAACAGAAAACTCTAAAAATTGGTTAGTATTTTCTTTTTTAAGAACATTATGGTTTAAACTAGTTTATTTATTAAATGCAGATAATGACCCTAAACTTTTTTTTCAGTTTATTTATATTATATCTTATTTAATTACCTTTTTGTTAATATGTATTTTATTTTATATTTTAAAAAAAATAATAAATTTATCTTATAAAAACTTTTTTAAGTAAATCTAAAATATTTAATGTTTTTTCTTCTAATTCATTTTTAACATTACCAGTACTTACCGTTAATTCTTCACCTTCCTTAACATTAACACATTTATTTTTAACTTCTTTTAATTCATTATTTAAAGATTGAATACAATTGATTAAATAATAAATTAAATAAATTAGTATAATACATATTATTAAAAATGTTAAATCCATTTTAAATTACTCTTCTAATTATTATTTATATTAATTTAATTTTTTATTTGCCTGATTTGCTGATATTGTTACAAAATTATAACAATTTGCAAATATTTTTATTTTATAATTTTTTATTTCTTTTTCTTGAGTTTGCCATTGCGTTATTTTGCGAAGTTTAATATTTATATTAAATTGTTCATCAGTTTCACTAAATGTATTAACTTTTATTTTAAGTTTATTATTAACATTACTTGGATTAAAATGACCCGTTGAATCTTTGCTTTCTGGATTTTTTGCAAATGAATATATATAAATATTACTAATTCTAGGTAAATTAGTATGATGTATTTTAGGTTGTATAACTGTTAAATAATTAGTTTCTAATTCATTAAATATATCAATACTATTTTCAATTCTATATGTTGCATAATTTAATATATCATATTTACTATTTGTATTATATGACGCCGTATAGTTAATATGATTATTAAAATTTGTTATTATATCGTCTCTTCGTATTATCCATATTAATTCTTTAATAGGTTTATTAATAATATCCATTTCAATACTTTGCTCTACAGGGTCATCTGTACTTCCTAAATCTAAATCTTTTTCTATTACCATAATATCATTCATTATATAATCAATAAAACCTTTTTGTCCTAATTCACTTAATTCATATTCTCCCAAAACATAACCTGTTTTTTGTATATAACCTCTTATATTTATATTGTTAATATCTTTAATATCATTTTTTAGAAAACTATTAATGTTTAATGATGTGCCTTCTAATTCATTATATAGTGATGGGCTAATATCTTGGTCTAATTTTTCAGAATATATCGTATAAAGTAATTCTGGATCTTCTAATTTTATTCTAATTTGAATAGGTACTGTTTGAAAAAAAATCATAGGCAAGGCATTACCTAATTCAGTAGAAAACCAAAAAGGTAGATTTATACATAATTTTGTTTTTTTTATAGATGGCTTATCGGTATCTTGTGATGATTCTGGATAATATGCATATTCAAATTTATTATTTCTAATTACGATTTTTTTGTTTCTAAATTCTGTCGGATTATTATTTTCCTCACTATTTCCTAATATATTTTGATAACTTTTATCATCAGTACATGTTAATTCATTCCATATATTTAACCAATCTGCTGTAAATTTTTGTATTGAATTTTGTGAAAATGTAAATTCAACTTCTTTAATTAAATAAATGCCAATATTTTTAATCCATTTAAATCTAGTGGATCTATCAGAATATATTTCAGGTAATTCACAACAAAAATAAACTTTAGATAATAAATCTTCAGATCCATCTTTTAAATTATTTGATATAAAAACTAATTCAGAATTTCCTGATTGCAATGCTGGTGCTGTTTCAAAATCAATTCTTGTTGATGTTTTTCCCATTTTATTACTTTTTTGATAAGTTTCGAAAAGTTTTTCTGTTTCCATTGTTGATAAGTATTGGTCGACCATAGATTCATTAACTAATTGTGCAAGACCAGAAATACTACTCATAAATACTAACTTATATGAATATTTTTAATTAATTTTATATAATATTTAATAAGGTTTAACATTATTATACGATGTACCAGAAGATACATTTGCAATTGGATATAATACAACTCCTGGTTCTTCTAAGGGTTTGAAGGTTTCTTTATTAAAACCAGCATTAAATAATGTTTTAATTTGATTATTATTAATAGCATAATTGAAATAGGTTAAATCTGCCATTTTTAACGGACTTAATTCAGCATCACCAAAAATCTCAGGTGGAGAAGCACTGCTTGATATTAAATTACCAGGATTTACATAAAGAGGTGCTTTATTATGTTTCATCGCAGCGGAACCTAATGAATAATCTGTATCACCGTTATAAGGTGCTTCAACTTCTCTATCTAAAACGTTAATGCCATTTAGATATATTTTACAAGATGTTTTATATTTATTTAAAATATCATTTTCAGGTGTTATTTCTCTCATTACTAATGTAAACATAAACCATTTTTTATTATATTCAGACGATGTCATATTATAAATACCTAATAAACCTTTATTTTTATCATCCCATGTAGAGCCATCGCATTTAATTAATGCATCACCATCAATACGATATGCGTCTGGATTTGTTAATGTATTGTATTCAACAATTATAGAGTCGCCTGCACTATTCATTCTAATTAAAGGATTTTTTACTAATATATATTTTTCGTTATTTGCAAGATTACAATTTTTAGCATTATTTTCATAATTTAATTGTATTTTACTTCCCCTGAAAAATAATATTATGTCATTACCATTGGGATTGGAATTTATTAAATCACTTTTATTAATATTTAACCAAAAATTATAACTATATTCTGCACCACCAGATTGATTTATAGAAGGTGCTAAATCTCTATACATTTTAGAACTATTTTTAAATGTATTATATTCTACTTCTCCATGTACCGAATATTCATATATTCCAGAAAATAATGGTATTTTCTTTTTAATATTTTTAGATGTTTTTATTATTTTAAGTCTTTCATAATTATATATCATATAAGCTACTAACAATAATATTAATACTATAAATATTCCTAAAATTGCTTGAATTAATGTAGATATCATAGTTATTGTAATTACTCTACTATTATAATATGATTTTTTTAAAGTTTATTATAATATAAAAAAAAATTTTACTGTATTTTGTATATTGGACTACGTACACCATATGCACCTAATCCTAATTTAGCCATTATGTTATCAATTGGACCTTCGTTATAATCATTGTGTATATCTCTATCATTTAAGTCATAATTAAACATTGTAAATTTACATAACAATCCTGCAAAACCAGGTGTAGTATCAGTATTGTGCTCACCACCAATAATTAAATCATCATTCTTTTCTAATTCTAAATTATTAATATCATATGTATGTTCTTCCGTAACATCACCATAACCTCTCATTTTTTCACCTTGATTTGCTAAGCCTACTAAATCTCCATCAACATATGTTGCTATACTACCACCTTGATTATTTCCGTAATCATTGACAACTATACCAATATGAACCCATCTTTGTATAGGTACGTATTCAATACATACTCCTTGTTTCATGTATCTTTTAAATGCATCTGAATAAGCCGTTGATTCTCCAAATTCTTCATCTATACTAGATCCGGCAGTACCAATTCCACTATAACTATCAAGATAAGTTTCACCATCACCTGTTTGATTTTGATCTTTATTAAATCTTATAAATAATTTATTTTTTTGTTTATCCATAAAAATTTGTGGAGATCTACCTTTTAATGTATTTTCATTACCAATATATAATACATTTTTGAAATATTTGTGCGCCATATCTTTTATATAAATCCAAAATGTATAAGTTCTTTTTTTACCGTTACCGCTTTTTAATTCATAATCTAAACTTAATTTATTTATTTTATTACATAATAATGGCATTTTTGTTTCACTTATAACAAGTTTAGATTGATTAAAAACAGTTTTTGTTACAAAATGATACATTAATAATGCAACTATACCTGCGAATAATATTAAAACTATTAAACCGATTATTGTTTCTGGTTTACTACCCATGTCTTGTATAGATTTTGTAACACTATTTTTTATACTACTTACTGTATTTGTTACAGATTCACTGCCAGGTAGCGATTGTGTATTTTTAGAATTAGGACTATTGAATAATGAATTTTGACTAGCTTTAGGTGTATTCATTTTATATTATATACTTATCTATTTTAAGAATATAAATTTATATTAATCGAATTAATATGATAACTTCCTATTTGATAATATAAACTATTAAATATAAACCCCTTTTTATTATTTTTTTTTTGTAATGATAAATAACTTAATAATTTTGTAAAATTATTATTAATTTTATTATGTTTGTTTTTAACTTCTATTTTTGATAATATTAATATATTATATCCTATTATATTGATTGCTAAATCAATAATATTTTTATTTATGAATAAATCAAAATAGCAAAAATCAATTATAAAGTTTTTATAAAAAAAATTTTTACTTTTTAAATCACTTTTTCTATTTTTTAAAATATTAATTAAATTTTCATGAAATCCTAATGAAACTATCCAGCATTCAGATGATAATATTTTAATTATATTTTCTATTTCTATATTATTTTCATATAAGTATTCCGCTTCTATTATAGTATCTATTTCATCATTAGTTTCATAATTAATCATATTGATACCAACTTGTATGTTTCCGTCTATTTTATTAATAATTTCATCAAGTTTTTTTTCACTAATTTTTTTATATTTTTTTAGTATTTTTTTAACTTCTATTTTTGTGGGTTTTTTAAACTCTTCTACTTGACATTTTTTTTTTATATTTCCTATTTTTTTCAATATTTCACTATTACATATACATATAATGGAAATATTTTTTATTTTTTTATTATTTAATATATTATATAATGTTGAATTTATTGTTCTATCTATTGTAATCAATATATCATAGTCATCTACAATTATTATTTTTTTTTTATTATTATTTACATTATTAAATATATCCGCAACATTTGTTTTTGTAGTTGTTGTTTTTATGATTAAATCTTCGAAATCATTATTATTGTTAATATTTGATTGTGTAAATCTTATTATTTCTAAATTTAAATCTTCGCATATTTTATTTATTTGAAATGATTTTCCAACTCCACTTTTACCATGTATTATTAAACAACTTTTAAAAGATATCAATTTATTATCTTTATTATCATCTATGAATTTACTAATTATGTTTTCCATATTAATTAATTAATTAACTCTATCATTATATATATTATAAATGATATTATTATTAAAATAGGTAATATTAATTCAATACTTACTATAACATTTTTTTCATAATTATAATGTTTTATTTCACCGTTTTTATCAAATAATAAAGAAGGTTTTATTATAAATAATAATAACAATAGTGTTATATAAATCATTGCTATTATATATTTTCTTGAATACATATTTCTATTATAAATATAATATTATATTAAGAAGAAAAATAATATGAAAGCCACTAAACCTATATTATTGTTAACTATAATTACTATTATATTTATTATTATTTCAAAATATTATGTTGAAAATTTTATTGTTTATAATAATACAATTAAAACTAAATCGCATTATTTGTCTATTGATGATAAATATATATCTAAATATTTTATTGATTCTTTACCAGATAATGATTTAACTGTAATTTATAATCTTACAAAAATATTTAATATTAATGATAATACACAAACTATAATTAATATATCTGAGAATATTAAATGGACCAATTGGGTGTCTCCTAATACATCTAATTTAAAAATTCATAATAAGTTTATAGACTATATTAAAAATATAATAGAATTTTATGATATTAAAATTATACACAGTTATCTTAAAAATGTTAAAATTAATTATAATTCTAATAATAATATATTACTTAACATTGACTTATTATTATATCAAACAAATAACTTAAATGGAAAGCATATTAATATATTAGTTTATTACAATAATGATAAATTTTTTATTATATATATAAATTTAATTGGGATTGTTAATGAATTTAATATTAAAAATAATTTATATCTTAAAGATATAAATATTGAAAATTCTGTTGATAATATATCAAATATTACTAATAAAAATAATAAATTTGATTGTATTAATTGTGATACTTGTAAAACTATTAAAGACGAATATGTTGAAGAATCTATTAAAAATATTTTATTAGAAAATTTAAATACAAAATCATACAACGTAAATGATTTAATTGATATAAAAAAAAATATAAAATATAAAAAGAATGAAGAAATTGTTAAAAATCATTTAATGAACAAATTATTTAAACCAACTATAGTTACTCCTTCTAATTATTAGAAAGGAACAACCATCGTCTTCATACGAAGTTCATTAACACTTGCACCTTTTAGTGTCTGCGAACAATTGATATTTGTCTTTTCACTATTGCTTAGAATTCTTACTCTTAATGGCATTACATATTTTTCTGATCCAGGTAGATGTTTAAACTTTGATTCGGTTGAATTTGTAGAAGCTTTATTACCAAATCCAAAGCGCCCTGCATCACTATCTTGTTGACTATCACCACGAGTAGGACCCTTGCTTACACTTCTTGTAATGCCTCTTGTAACACCCCGTGTGGTACCTCTATAATTGTCTTCTTGATAAACTTCTTTTTCTTTATACATTAGCATAAATGTAATATAAATCAATCCTGTTTTATCAGTAGTTTCTTCTAATCCTAGTTCTTTTTCTTGTTCTGTTGGTTTATATCCAATATCACATGCTTTTTTTGTTTGCCATTGATAATTTGCATTTGGATTTTGGTCAAATTTATAACTAATTCCGTTGTTGGCTGGTAACGACCACATTGTGCCATCTCTTTCAATATTATGAGGCATAATTGAATATTCATTATAATATTCCGGTTCCATATTATCTACTGCAAATCCAAGAGCATAATCATATCTATTTTCTCCCATTACTTTAATATTGTTGATATCTACTACTAATGGACTGTCTTCGCATAAAATTCTATATCCTTTATTATCGCCACTTTCATAAATTTCAATATCATATTGCTTATCATAATTTGTTCTTTCTTTTGAATCTTCAATTAGATAACTGTCTTTTCCTTTTCCAAATTGTACATTAAAACTAACATTATGGTTGTTAGTTTCGTAGTTGATAGGGATTTGGTTAACTGTTTCCTTGAACATTGTTAATTTATTATTTAAATAATAATAATCATTTTTTTATTTTAATACTTTTAAAACAATTTATTTATTTTTACTTTAAAATTTAAAAAAATGATTCTTTGTTTATATATTTAATTATAAACAATGACTCAGAATTTTAAATCTGTTTTCGAAGTTCACACCGAAATCAATAATGCAAAAAAATTTTACGAATATAAAAAACAAGAATATACCAATCTTCTTGAGCTGAATAATCAGTATCACGTAGAAGAAATGAACCTTCAAAATAAGATGAATGATTATTCTACACATATCCGCTCTATTGAAAGTCTGTTGAATTATGAAAATCCAAATGATACTGAAGCTATGTCTATCCGTAATAGTTATATTATTGAATATAATAAGTTAGAAGAAGAGCTAAATGATATGAAAGATAATATTAGGTCGCTAGAAAATGAAATTCACAAATATACAACTGAAATTAGAGGATTTGAAATCTATATTGATAATCTTTATAAAATGATTCCACGCATTAATAGATGGGGTAATGTTGAAAATATGTCTGAATACGAAAAAGACATAGAATCATATGCTAATAATTATATGTTTAATACGCAACTATCTATTATTAATTTTCCACCGCCCAAGCTTGAAAGAAACTAAATAAAAATTATTTGTTATATATGTGTATATATTTTTTTATTATAAAATATTTAAAACTTTTTTATATTACTTAATATGATGATAATATGTTAAATTATGATTATATTCAACATATAAAAAAATTAGATTATAATTGTATTAGAGGATTTCAATATGAAAAATATGTTTTAAATAAATTACATGATTTTTATGATATTAAAGAAATTTATTTATGGAAAAATGTTCCAGATAGTTTATTAATTGATAGTGGTATTATTTTAAGTAATGATTTAGTTAATATTAAAGAAAAATATAAAACATCAAAATATTTAAGAAACTATAATGTATTACTAGATACGGGTATTGATATTATATGTAAACTGCAAAATGATAATATAATTTTAGTACAATGTAAAGCATATAATTCAATTATATCACAAAAACATCTTTCAGGTTTTTTTAGGTCTCTGTTAGACTGTTATATAATTAATCAAAAAAAAAATAATACATATACTATTACTGGTCTTATTGTTCATACAAGTGATATTTCTCCATTAATCAAAGAAAGTTATTGTTATAAATCTAATTTAATTAATGATTTATTTATACCATTTATGTGTAAAAATACAAAAAATAAAATAATTAAATATAAAAAAATTAGTTTAATATTTATGATAAATTTTAATGTTATAATTGTTTATTGTTTATATATATTACATACATATATAAATAAATTATAATATTTACATGAAAAAAACAGAGTGCTGTGAGATTATTTTTTATTATAGATTGCTGTAAGCACTCTAATAAAATAATTTAAATTAATAATCATTTTTTTTTATTCAGTATTATATTTTTTTATATTTTTAACATTATTTTTGATTTTTTCTATTTTAATTAAAATTTTATCAATTTCTATTTCTATATCCTTTTCTTTTTTTTTAGGACATATTACATTATTGTTTGTATAAAATTCATCGGGATTTTCGCTTTTACTTATATTTTTATTAATTTCCTCGATTATTTTTTTATTTTTAAGTCTTTCAGGTATATAACCGTCTGGAGGATTCCATTTTTTAATTTTAATTCTACTTGGTATATAACCGTCTGGAGGATTCCATTTTTTGTTAACAGAAAGGTTTAACAAAATTAATGAGTTATGAAGAGTTTTTATATTTTTTGGATAACATGCATTAATGTTTGGAACAAAACAGTAAATATTTGTTAGTTGAATTAAAAACAAAATGAAAATTTTAAAATTCATTTTATTTATATATTGTTATGTTTTTAAATCTTTTTATAATCTTTATTAAGTAAAAATATAAAATGTTTATTTTTTTTTATTTTTTTAACTATATCTTTATTACATTGTGCTTTTTCTAAATTATTTATACTTTGTTTATAACTAATATTAATATTATATAAATAATTTCCCATATTAAATCCTAAACAATCGCCAATATTATTCATATAATTATATTTAGTACTAAATATTAAATTTTTTTTCATTAATAAAAAGTCTTTATTGCTAATTTTAATTTTATTAAAAATATTATAAAATAATTTGAAAAATTTATTTAAATCTTCTTTTTCACACCCTGTCTTTATTATTAATAAAGTTTTAGAACTATCTTTATTAAATTCAAAATTATAGTTTATACTATATATTATTTTTTTTTCATTACGCAATTTAGCATAAAAAGGACCCCTATTAAAATTAAATAAATAATTTAATGCTATTTTTAATTCCCAATATTCTTTTGAATAAAATAAAATATCTAATGGGATTACTATGTTAATTTTAACAGACTTTATTGGTTTATAAATTTTAAATATTGTATTTTTTGTTAAATAATGTATTTTTAATTTAGCAGGATACTTGTTTTTATTAGTTGTAAATTTTTTACTAAAATATTTTATAATTAATTTTTTATTATAATTTATATTTTTTTTATTACAAGCAATTCCTATTATCATGTCTGAAGACATTATGTTTTTATAAAAATCATTTATCATTTGTAAATTACATTTACTAACATCTTTAACACCCTCACTAAAATCAACTTTATTTCTTTTATATACATACTTGTTTATACCATTATATAACTCAAGGTCTTCATTTAATTTTAATTCATTAATTACATTTTGCTTTGACATATCTAAATTTTTTTGAGTTATACATAATTTATATAATGTTCTACTTAATAAATTTAAAAAGAAATTAACATCTTTATGATAACAATCAATCCATATAGTCATATTATTCTGTGATGTAAATGCATTAGATTTAAAATTTTTTTTATATAACAGATTTTTTATTTTTTTAACTGTGCATTGTTTATAATTAAAGTAAAATGCCATTAAATGCTCTAATAAATGAGTAAAATTGTTAATTCCTTTAAATTCATTATTAAATCCAAAAAGAAATTTATATTGTATTGATACAATATCTTTATTATTTATTGGTACAATAACATATTTTAAATTATTGTTTAAAATATCTTTTTCCATCTAATTATTCTTAGATAAAAAAAGTACATATCTTAAATTTAATTTTAAAAATAATAATAATTTTAAATTTATAAAAAAAATTAAAATATGTACTTTTTTTAATCATCATAAATATGTCCATAATCATCATTATCTAAATCATCATGATGTTGGTCATCATTATTCCCATTCATAACAAATTCGCTCTCACCATTATATTCAGCTAATTCACCATTATAATTTGTATCATCATCATTAATATTAACATCATTTTCAGTAATTGCTTTTTCAATTTTAATTCCAATTTTTGATAATTCATTAAATACCTTTCTTTGATCTTCGTTTAATTTATCATATAATTCTAAACGTTTATTTTTAAATTCCTCTCTCATTTTGCTAATAAATTCAATATTTTCTTCATATGTAGGCATAATTGAAGCTTCAATTACTTTTATTATTTTATCATGTATTAATTTTGCAATTTTTGCATATTTCTGCTTATCATAAGAACCATCCCCATATATTATATCCATTTTTTCACCAATTAGTACATCCGCATTATAAGGTAAACTAATTATTTTGACAATTACATAACATTTTGCTCTTAATATATCTGTTAAACTATTTGTATCATATAAATCGTCTAATTCATTAAATTTTTTAAATAAATAATTATAATTACTTATTACGTTTAATAATATATCATCAGGTTCTGCATTTTCTTCATAACACATTTGTGATAATATTTTGATAACATTATTTGCTATTATTTTAAAATTAATTTTATTTATATTATCAACAAGTAGTTTATGTAAATTAGATTTGTTATTACCAATAGTATTACAATAATATTTAATATAGTTTTTTACTATTTTAATATATTCACCACTTCCATTTTGTTTTATATTATTATAGTTTTCTTTTGTAAATAAATTGCCATCCTCTTGTTTTTTAAACCAGTTTACATAATTAATTAAATCAGCTTTAACAGATATATTATGATTTAAGTTAACAAAATCATCTACTTCTTCTTCTGATTCTAAATGTTCTTCCCCGATTGGTAAATAATATTGTTGTTTTTTTATATTTTGTTTTGATTTGGAAAAATAAGTTTTTGCAGCAATTAAATCCTTACGTTTATCTTTTAAGTCATTATAACTTGCAAAGTCCTTATTAATTTGTTGTAAGCAACATCCTAATAAATATTTGTGAATTCTATTATAATTTATACCAGGCATATATATTAATGCTTTTACATAGTTATCAAGCATTTTGTTTTTTAATTCTAATGTTTTTGTTGTTTTAAATTTGTTTAAATTATCTACCAAATCAACTTGATATTTTTTTCCTTTATTTCTATTAATAGTTTGTTGTTTTGCTTCTTCAGACTCTTTTATTAATTTATTTAAATAATCAGAATATTTATTATCTATTATATCAGTAATTGTTTTAATTATTTTCAAATCTATATTATATATTTCATAATCTTCATTATCTTGAAATATACTATTAATTATATCACATAAATATATAGTTACGCCAACTTTTTTTGTTTTATTTATAGGAAAACCGTAATCATCCCATAAATGTATATAATTATAATTATAGTTATGTATATGAACATTATTAATAATATCATTTTGTATTTCTAAAATCCATATTGCTATCGCATTTAAAAATACATTTTTTATTGTTTCTAAGTAGTCTTTATTAACATCTATAAGTATATTAATAAGTTTGTCATTCAATACAAAATCCTGAGGCAATATAGTTTTTATTGAATCAGAATTTTTAATTATTTTTTTATAATTTATTTTACTTAAATCTTGTATTATTTTATCACTTATTTCGTTATCAATTTCTTCCATTTTTTTTTTAATTTCATAATATTTTGTTGAAACATGACTAAATTCTTTATATAATTTATTACATAAAACTTCGTAATTAATATTTAATTTTGATTTATCTACAATATCACTTAAAATGGGTAACAATATTTTCATTTGTTCTTTAAATCCTTCTGCGTTTATATATTGTTCAATTTCAATATATTTATCAAATAAATTTACATTGTATTCATAAAAATTATAATCTAAATCTTTAATATCATCAATATCGTCTTTATTATCATGATCATAAAACTCTTCATTTGTATTATTAAGATAAATATAATCTTTATTATTGTTTGATGTTTTAATTTCTGCTAATTCATTTGATATATTAATAAATTTTAAAATATTACCGTAATCTGCAGGATTTTCGATATTAATTTTTTCAAATTTTGTTTTTTCTTTGTTAAATAACTCTTCTATTTCATCTAAATTATTTTCACTATAGTTTTTAATATTATTTATAGCATTATCAATTCTTTGTGTTTCTATTATATTTTTTAAATTAGTTATTATTGTATCCAAATCAACATCTTTATTATATAAAGCACTTACTATATCGTATATATTATTATAAAGTAAATCTGTTTGCTCTAAACTTGATTTAGCATCTTCTAATTTTGATATAATAGCATAATGCTCATTATTAATATCTTCATTAAATTTTAATAATTTAAATATATTTGAATTTTTGTTATAAAAGTTTGTTTTATTATTAACATAATTTAACTCTTTATTTCTAACCGTTTTAAACTGATAATTGTCTATTTTAGTTTCCGTTATTTTTTTTATATATTCATTAATAATTTGATAATCTGATTTACTAACATTGTCGTAATTATAATCATATTTATGTAATAATGATAATATTAAGTCATAATCAACAGATTCGTAATCTTTAAGTTTATTTAAATCTAAATCATCTAGTATTTCTTGTATAGTTGGTTTGGCATTATTTAAATCAGTAGCTATATTATCAGTTGTTTCAACGGTTTTAATTATTTTTTCTTCATTAAAATGTGCTAAAATTTTATCACTTAATTTCTCATTTATTATAGATTTCGGTTTAATATAATTAATTTTTTTAACAGGTACATTTGTGTCATTATGCGGATGTAATATATATTTTTGCTTTTCGTTATTTATTAGTATTTGTGTTTTATAATATGGTTTAAATCTAACATATGTTGAATTATCTGAATATTCTATTGTAAAAAATAACTTATTTTTTTCTTTTTGTGCTAATTCAATATCATTTATTCTATTTATTTTTTTAAAAGCATTTATAAATTCTAAAATAGGAGTATCATCATTATCATCATTATATCTAGGGTCGCTATATTGTATTTTTGTTGCATCAGATAATAATAAATAATTAGCAGTATTAGTTTCTTTTTTAGTTGTTATATCATAAAATAATTCCAAATAATTATTTGACTTATTTGAATTTTTAAATAATTCGTATAATTCATTATAAATTTCTCTACGTGTTAGTGCTATAAAATTTGGATTATTTTCTATTAGTTCATCAAAACTTAATAATTCATAATATTCTATTTCAGGTAATTCTTCATCTAAATAAATGATTTCTTTATCTAATTCAGATATTTCATTATCTTTGATTTCTTCCATATCTTAATTAATTAAATGAAAAAAAATAAGTATAATTATTTGTCTTGTTTATTTTTTCTCGGTAAATAAATTCCACTCCGTTTTAATTTCTTGTAGTTTATCAATTATTAATAAACAATTTGATTGTAAGAAATCCTTGAATTTCATTTCATCAGTTTGGTTTTCTAATGTTACTTGAATTTCTAATATTTTTTTTAAAGGATGTGGACAAATATATCCACAATATTTACATTTAATATTTTCTAAATATGTATCACCATTTCTAACATATTTATCATGAATAAATGACTGTATTAGAAATCCGATAGTATCATCCTCATCTTCTATAATATATTTAAAAGTATTTTCTAATTTTTTCTCAATTTTAAAATTTTCATTAGATTTTATATTAGTTATTAAATTATTTAATTTTGTTATTAAAATTTCAAATGATTTATTTAATAGATATTTAGGTGTAATATATTTATTAATAGGCTCTATTTCAAATTGAAAAGCATTTGGGTCACCATATTTATTTGTAAAATATTGACGTTCCTTATCTAAAATTGACATATCTTTTGTTATTTTACTATTATCAATTATATAAGAAAATGTTGATAATGAAACTGGGGAAAATGAAGCATTATATTTACCTGTTTTTTTAACAACCGAACCTTTAAAATGTAAATATTCATTTTCGCGTAATCTTGTTATAAGAATATTGGAATTTGTTACCATATTCGGATAAAATATCTCTTTTAGTTCTCGTTTATCTAATTCTTTATTGTTTCTTTTCATAGTTATGTCCTCTGTTGTTACATTTTTAATTGTATTTGTAGTGTTACTAACATTTAACTCTAATGTAATTGAATTATCTACATAATTATCAATTTCATCCTCTTTTAAACATATTGGTATTTGACCAATACGGTGTATCAATAACTCGTTATGTAAAGGACCATTGCTTGATATAATTTCAACTGTAGGTTCATTTTCACCAATCATCCCTGGTATTTCAATGTCTGATAATATAATTCTTCTGATTGCATTTACAATTGATAAATCAATATCATATATTTCAAACGAGTATCTATTTGTAGGATTTTTTGGGTCAAATATATAATTTTTAAACATTATTATCTAACTTTATTTAATATTAATTTAATAAAATATCATTTTTTTATATATTATAAAAAATGATATTTTAAGTTATTTTAATTTATTAATGAAGAATACTAAAGTAATTATTTCTAAATTTTCTGATAATATAGATATTAATAAAAATTATAAAGCTAAAGAACTTACAGATTTATTATCATCAATTTATGATAAAAATATTGCAACTATCAGACTAACACACGAAAAACCTTTATTAACTAAAAAAAAATGATATAAAAATTTTACAATATGATTTATTAAAATGTTCTCTTTCTTATTGTCGTACTTTTTTGAAAATAGAGATAATCTAGAATATAAAGACAATACAAATTATACTGACTATTTTATTTATTCTAAAACAGACAATAATGCAGACGCTTTAGAAACAACTAATAATATATTTTTAGATTTATTTACAAATATTATTAGAGATTATGATTATAATGAGTTAGATAAACTATTACAAAAATGTATAACTAAAGACCCTTATAGAACTATTGCAATTATATTTAATGCAAGAGATAGAAAAGATGGCAAAAAAGAAAAAAAAATTAGCAATGATGCATATCTATGGTTAAAATTTAATAATTTCGAAAAAACTTATCAACATAACATTAATAAATATATTGAAAAATATGGGTCATGGAAAGACGTGTTATATTTTGTAGAATCTATTAACAAAAAAAGAATTTATGATGACCGATTTGAATGTGATTTATTTGCAAATCAATTAATTAAAGATAAAGAAAATTTTAACAATGGTGAATCAGTATCTTTATGTGCTAAATGGTGTCCTGGTGAAAAAACACATTATCAAAAAAGATATAATCTAACAACAAAAATTATTAATGTACTATTAGAAAAAAATAATATTACTACAATTAAATCTAATGAATATTTTAGAAAAGAATATTTAACTCCTCTTAGAAATAAAATTGATATTGTTGAAAAAAAAATGTGTTATAATGAATGGCGAGACATTGATTACGAAAAAGTTCCAAGTATTGCCAGCAAAAAATATAAAAATGCCTTTATGAAACGTGATAATGAAAGATATTTAGAATATCTAAGAAATGTTTCAAAAGGTATACAAAAAATTAATGTTACTGGTATATTACCACACGAACTTGTTAATTATTATTTACAAGATGAAACTAGAGAATTAGATTTAACAATTGAAAATCAATGGAAAACTATTTTAGATGATATGAAAAAAACAGGACTATTTAATAAATTAATTGCTGTTGTTGATGTTTCTGGCTCTATGTTTGGTGCTTCAAATGGAAGTATTCCTGCACAAGTCGCTATTGCACTTGGTTTACTTATTTCAAATTGTTGCCAAGGTATGTATAAAAATAAAGTAATAACATTTCATTCCTCTCCAAGTTTTCATGAAATTAAAGGTAATACACTAAAAGATCAAGTTGAATGTATTAGAAACGCAGAATGGGGATATAATACAAATTTTGAATTAATTGCAGATTTAATTATTAAATATGGTAAAGAACATAATTTAACTGATTTTGATATGCCTGAAAAATTAGTAGTATTATCTGATATGCAATTTGATGAAGCGGTTCGATGTGATTATGAAAGTGACAAAAATGATTTAGAACTATTATATTATACTTTTAGCAAAAAATTTAGAAAAAATAATTATAAAGTCCCTAAAATGATTTATTGGAATTTAAATGCTGACAATAGTAAATCATTTCCAGTTAATGATAAAGTTAAAAATACAGCAATTATTTCTGGATTTTCTGAACAATTACTTAAAATTTTCATGACTTATGATGAATTTTCACCTGAAATTATTTTAGATGGTATTTTAGAAAAATATATTAAAGAAGTTTATGTTCATCCTGATGAATTATAAATGTAGTTTACTATTCTTCAAATTCTTCATTATCTAAATTGTTATTTATATTTTCCATCTTTTTTTTGTTTAATTTTAGGTTTATTTTTGTATCGATATCTTTTATTTCTAATTCGTTTAAAAAATTGTCTAAGCCCATATCTACCTCTCTATATCCAATTTCCTTTTTTTTATTTTCTATATGTTTTTCATATTTATCTAAATATATCTTTTTTTTACCTAGTTCAATTTCGCATTCATTTTGTTTAGTTTTAAGATAATCTTTTATATATCGCTCGCAATCTTTAGCATTCCAATTTTTATCTATTATTGTTAATGCATCCAAATAGTCTTTTAATGCGCTTTTATATTTTGTAGATATTATATCATTTAATTTTGTATAAATATCACCATCTAAATTTAATTTTATTACATATATTTCTTCATTTATTTTACTTAATTTTGATTTCGCTGTTATTGATTTTTCTATACCTCTTGTAACATTTTCAATAAGTTCTTCAAATTTTAAACTTTTAATCCACGCGCTTAATAATGTTATTATAGATGTTATTACAAAAGGTAATAGTAATAATATATTTTTAGCAGTTTCGCCAATTACTTCAGATGAATTTACAACATCAAACTGTTTATATATAATTTCTATAAATGTTAAAAATACAGTATTTGATAAAACAATAAAATTAAATGTTCTAAAAGTATTTTTAGTAGTTAATAACTTAAATTCTAAAAATAATTGTGAATCTTCTAGATAATTTATTTTGTTAGAAATATTATTTGTAAATAAATTAACTTTTGTATCATTATTTATATTCATTAATTCATTTCTTTCCATGTCTAATTCCATTTTTAATGACATTGGTGAATTTTTTAAATTAGGCACTGACCTATAACGTACATTATTAAAATTAAAATCACTACTATTACGTTCTGATTTTTCACTATTATTGTCTGTTTGTGGCATTTCTTGCCTATAATTATCTTCACTTATAGTACTCCGATTAGACATTGTTATATAAAAAAAATGATATTTATTATTAATATAGAAATAAAATGAATACTGAATTATTTATACCTATTAAATTTGTTTCTAG